CGAATTACATCAAGAGCCTTTGTAACAGTCGGAAGTGGACATGCCACAACAGCACCATAAAAATTACCAAATTTGGCACTCGGAGACCCGATATTATAGACACCCGGCGTATCAGGGAGTATATTACCGCCGATAAGTACATTTAAATCAGGAGTAATTGTAACCAAATTAAATAATTCGAAGGTAGTAGCAGATAAATCGCCTGTACCCGAACCACCTCCTGCCCCATTTGTTGTACAAGCATTATCGACAGCAGGATTAAACGATATATTATTTGTATGATCGGCATAAAAAACAGATGATGACACTTTCTGGATGAGCAATGCTGTAGCCCCTGTGACATTTCCAGTAATTGTGTCTCCAACAGCAAATGAAGTTGACGATGCAAAATTCAACTGTTCTCCAAGTTTACCTAATGCTGAAAAACCATCTTTTCCTTCTCCAGCAATGTATGTAACCACTCCCTGTTTTGTTGGATCAATTTTAGAATAATCACTACTTAAAAAAGTAGGTCGAGAATCATACTCATAGATACGTGTAATTTCGGTTCGAACACTATTTTTACCATGCAATATAATAAAATCAGTAAAAGTTTTCTGGTCAGTAGCAACACCACTTCGTCCAATAAATACGTAATTATTTTGTCCACCAGCAGCTACTTCAGAATAGAACATTTCAAAAACATTTTCTAAATTGTTATTTGCTCCATGACGCTTTTGGATTATAAAATTACCGGGATTTTTGTCAGACCGAATAAATTGAATAGTCGAAGTATCTCCATTAATAGAACCAGTCCCCCCTGTGGAATCATCATAAAAACGAGCATCATTTCCTGATATCTCAACTCTATTAGGTAAAGCTGAAGTTTGAAAAAAACAAGAAGTAATAACTGTCCCTGTAATAACATTTCGAGCATTCTTTGAATTATCATTTGCCTCTTTTATATTGTCAGCAGGAAGAGGAACAGTCCCCCGATTGTTCGCTGAAAGTTGTGAAGCATCTGCTGTACCAGATGTTTGATTCGATTTATATCCAAATCGATTAAATTGTAAATCTTGAAAATTCATTAATTTGTTTCATACCCTTTAACATTAATTGAAAGAATCTCTATTCCATGAATAACTATTGGTGTACCTGAAGAATTACCAGTAATACGTAATCGAACAACTTCAAAATCATCAGTAGATGCATTTGGGAAAAGAGACATATTCTCTTGATCGACTGTTCCAATATCTCCCCATACATTAGGAGGTTGTTTCTGAATTTGATATTCTACTCGTGCCCCCGCTGCGTTTTCTGAGTATAAATTGACACCACTAATAGCTTGTGTTTTTGCATACACATCAGTAAAACTACGCCATCGGTCAATATATTCAAAATAAATAGAATCATTAAAATCAGTAAATCCTGTATCAAGTTGACCTAGTACATCGCTTGTTATAGAACTTGAAGATGTTCCAATGAGTTTTTTCACTGATATTCCATCATTATAGACAACCATCGAATTTATGAGTTTGTGAGCATAGTCATATATTGTCCATACTTGTGTTGAGATTGTATACCGAACGACACAATTGCGATATGTTACACCTTCTACGGTAACAGTCCCAATTGCCCATGAAATTGAATCAAATTGATCCCATTGACCGACAATAGTACTATACTTCGACAAGGGGATTGCTTGTACAAAGTCGATAATACGACGCGAGATTTCAGTTGGTTGTCCGTCGTAATTAAATTGATAGAAACCAGATGAATGATGGAAATATAGACCATCTTTCGCTTGTACGATTGATTCTTGTGAGTATGTTCCAACATTGTATGCAGGGTATGCATCTACTGATGTTGCACCATAAATTCGATAAATTGAATTTTGTTTGAATACAAGAAGAGCACGAGGGACTCTGAACAATCCAGTGAAAGTCTGTCCATCTTGTGGAGAAAAGTTTTGAATAAAATTAGTATTGATATCAAATGAAAGAGTATATGTATCCGGTGGGGCAAATTGCACAATATCTGTATAATAAATCACATCATTTACTGCATCTGCTACCCATACGCGGCCCTCGAATCCGGCAGAAATATAGTCCGCAGGAGGAAAATCAGCAGGGACAAGATCGGTCCCGAAACTACCTCCATTTGAGGTTTGAACAGGAGAATTAAATGTTCCATTTACTCGCCAAATATAGTTCAAGAATTGTGCCCATCGAGCCTTCGTATCAGCACCAATTGAACCTAAATTTGTCCATGTTAATTGATCCCATACAAGATATGTGTTTCCACATTGTATGAATAGTCGATGAGTTCCTAGAGAAGATGAAGCATATATCGAGAAAATCATATCATTTGTTTGAGGAATCCAATTTATGAGATCACTTGAAAATGATTCATTACCAGGTCCTGCACCAGTATTATCAATACCTGCAGCAAGAAAATTACTTCCGTCTCCACCAGCATAATTTAATACCGCAACATATGTAACTGCTGGATTCAAAAGAATCCGATTTGCAATCGTAAAATTAAATTGTTGAAAGGCAAAAGATGTTCCAATTGTTGAAATTGGAACCAAGTCTGAAGTAGCTAGGATAGGTCCTGTAGGAATTGCATTTGTACCATATGTACCAGTTGCAGCAAAAATTGTAACCGCAATATTTCCTCCGGGAGAACCAGTTTTACTTATATAAAATTGAATATTATCCAAACGACATTGCGTTGGTACTTGAAAAGCTTGTCCAATTGCAATAACTGATCCGTTAAAAAGATCAGTTGTCACATTTTGGTGACTTGATCCCCATGATATCTGTTCTGCAGGGACACCCTTTGTTTGTAATGATGCCATTGAAAGAATATCAAGAGGAACTGTTACTGGAAAACTTTCTCCATAATTAGAAACACCTAAACGAGTTTGTATGGCACCAACTCTATCAAAGTTCATATTTACTGCAATCTGAGCTGAATTTTGTGGTGTAACCGTATCATCAAGTTGTGCAGTTCGAATAATCCCCTCTGTAGGAAATGGAATTTTAATATTTTTTATTGAATCACTGTTCATATAGTTAAAAAGTTATCACGAGCAAATAATGTATCTTCATTCGTTGCAGTTTCGGCCATACGATCCCATTGAATTTTATTCTTTTCAAAACTCATGTGTCCCATAAGTTTAATTGCTGCTTTAAAATTAGCATTGATATTGATTGCACAGAGAGCATTTCTGCGCGCAACTTCACCTTGTTGAATATTCCAATAAGCAACAGCAAGCATAAAAAATGCGTCAGCACGTTCAGGAAGCCATGTTGCAATATGTAAATATATTTCAAGATATTTTATAGCATTCAACCAATCTTTTCTATACCCCAGTTCTCTTCCTAGATAGTAAAGAGCACGAGTATTTTCTGGTTCTGAATCTATAACTTGTTGAAGGATTCTTATATTTCGGTCAGGGTCAAGAGTATGAGCTGGAGATGAACCAAAAGTAATTCCAACTTCTATATTTTGATCTGCTATAGAATTAATAAGTTCATGTATTTTACCAATCCAAAAAATTTCTGGTGTATTTCTGAACAGACGTGGAACATAAAATTTAAAATCACCTGATTGCATTCGTATACCAACTGCATTACCATCAAAAGTTGATATAAAATCTCGTATTTTCTCAATACCACCTTCTTCCATAACTTCATCAGCATCAATTGAAATAATCCAGTCTCCTGTACAACTTTCACGTGCAAAATTACGTGCTGCAGAAAAATCATCGCACCATTGGAAACTGTACACTTTATTTGTCGCCATAAGAGCAATTTCTACTGTTTTATCAGTCGAACCAGTATCTACAATTACAATTTCGTCAGCTCCTTTGACACTTTCAAGACATTGAGCAAGCATAGCTTCCTCATTTCTTACGATCATTGCAATTGAAATCTTATTTTTATTCATTATGATAATTTACCTATTTGGGTACTTAATTCCTTAAGTACCCTTTAGAAAAACTATGCAGAGAGATTTATATACACATTCCAAGTACCGGTACCAGTGTTTACGAAGAGTAAACGAGTACCTTTTCCTGAAGGAACGGCAGCAGTACCAATAACAGTAGTACCTGTTGCACCAGTAATTGTGAGTGTTTGACCACCTCCAAGGTTTTGGAAAACAGTTGAGAAACTAGAACCGACAACTACTCCCGGAACAGCTGCTGAGAGCAATGTTCCAATAGGAAGAGTGACTGTACCAGCACCTGTTGCACCAGTTTGTGTAACAAGACCAGTAATAAGTTGAGCTGCTGTTGGTGTACTGTTTTGAACAGTTCCAAGAGCAGATTCAACTGTAATACCAAAAGGAGAACCAATTGATGTCCATGCTGGTACTGCAGTTGTTCCACTCATAATGTATACACCAGAACCATTATAGTCCTGAATAATACAATCAGGAGCGAAAATACCTGCAAATCCTGCACCTGCATATTGTGAAATTGGTCCTGAAATCAATGTTCCTTGAAGAACATACTGATTTACCGGTGTTGCCAATGTAATATCGATTAGAGGGATATTTGGGTTTGATTTAGCCATACGTTTATTCGCAGTAGGATGCGAGCCATTTAATTAATAAGTCTCTATAGTGGTAGCCTGTCCTGTGTAAAGATTGTTGAAAAGTGCAGTAAGCAAATCTCCAAACTTCACTAAATCAGGGTCATTTTCGCTCAAAGTAACATCTTTTCGATACTTAATCGCGTATTTAAGATACCATTTATAAATCTCTCGATATGGTTCAGGTAACTCTTGGTAGAGGTCTGTTATCTTATCAAGTTTTTTATAAAAATCTATATAAAGATTGTTTCCCTGCATTGAATCAGGAATCAGACTATTAAAATACAATTTGTTACTCCAAACTGTATAAAAAATAGGCTGAGCGATAGTCGGGTTCGACCACACCCGAGTTCCTGCAGGGATATTTCTAGTAATTCCAGTAACGCCAGTGAGCTGGTTTGTTACAAGATCAACACCTGTGTATGCAATTTGCATAATAAGTTGATCATAATCAGTAGTAGCAACATACGCTACTCCATTACCGGTATCCCAGAAATCTCCGGTACTATCGAGAGAAAGAGTTGTATCACCAATAGATGCATTAATTTGAGTTGTACCTCCCATAACATTATACGATGTTTGATTCCAAGAACGTTTATCAATATATTTTAGATTATAAGGAGCAAGAACATTCCCAAGGAGAAATCGACATGCAAGAACTGATCTATCGGTATCTGTAAAGTCAATATTATCAGGTAAATCAACAGAGTTATTACCAGCAAGAACTTTCAATGGATGTTCGAACTCTTCGAGCCACGCATGACGAATCCCGTAAAGCTTCATTTGAGCAAATTTACGAGCATCTTCCATTGATTTTATTAGAAATGTTGTATTAATCTTTGGATCATTCTCTGAAATTCCCATAGCATTTGTTACTGAGTAACAAATCTCAGCAACAGAGTTTTCAGGATATGCAAGAACACTGATTGGAACAGAAAAACTTGAAACATCAGAAGTCTGAGAATTTTTCCATTCAACTTTATAATAATCAGTCGTAAGTCCTAGAGAATCAAGTATTACAGTATTCTGTTGTGTAACTTGCATTAAATTACTTGCAAGAAGAGTATATGTACCGTCAATTGTTGAAGATTTATATACATTAACAGTATCATATACTACTTGTTGCACTAAATCACCCCGATTATGAAGTTGTTTTGTCGCAGTTACAGTAAAATTTTGGTCAGTGTGTGTTGACGCATATCCAAATTCACAGTTTTCGGCTCCAAGATTCGAAAGGAGAAGTATAATTGACCCTGCAGTAAAGTCTGTCGCATTATCAACTGGAATAGCAGTAGCTCCAATCGCCAAATTGGTCGCAATATACGTAAAAACTTTACTCGTCAATTGATTCGGAATTACGATACTGTTTCCTATATTATGTTTTATGACAATTTGTGGAAACATATAGTTTAATTGTACATTATTTTATATCTAATAGTCAAAATAAAATTAATTATGTCCATATACTGTTACTATTGAACCAACAGAAAAAGTATTCGATCCATCAGCTAAAAATTGTATCGAAGAAATATTTGCTGCCCCTGACCATTGTCCTGCTCCTACTATCGTAGGTGGTATCGAACCTCCTCCTGAAATATATTGATTATAAATAGTTCCAAATCCGGGTCCATCATTGTTTATATATATATTTCCATAGTACACGTTATCATTTGTGGGACCCAATGTTAGATTACTATCTCCTGCAGCATTTAAATAACTCCAAGAAGTTGACATTCTAGCCAAAGACCAATTATAGAACATTCCTGAATTATTAAATGTCATGAATAGTTTCGAGGTAATAGTTGCTGTCAATCGTATTTCTACCCATAAATATTTATATGTACTCGGTGAACAAGAAACAGAAACGGTTCCAGTTGCTGACCCTGAAACTACTGTTTGTCCTATTTGATTCCAAAGACCATTACTGCCAGTCGGACCGGTTGCTCCGGTAGGACCAGTCGGACCGGTGGGACCTGTACCTGTACCTCCTGTAGACCCAGTCGGACCGGTTGTTCCGGTAGGACCAGTCGGACCGGTGGGACCAGTACCTGTACCTCCTGTAGATCCAGTCGGACCGGTTGCTCCGGTGGGACCTGTCGGACCGGTGGGGCCTGTACCTGTACCTCCTGTAGACCCAGTCGGACCGGTTGCTCCGGTAGGACCAGTCGGACCGGTGGGACCTGTACCTGTACCTCCTGTAGACCCAGTCGGACCGGTTGCTCCGGTAGGACCAGTCGGACCGGTGGGACCGGTGGGACCGGTGGGACCAGTAGTGCCGGTAGGTCCTGTAGGAACAGCATGTCCTGAATCAACCCATGCCATACTATTCTCATCCCATATCCAAATAGTGTTGGTAGATGCAACTTCTGCATATGCACCAACAAAACCGATTGGATATGCAGTTGAAAGAGCAGTAGGATTTATAAAATATCCCACGAAATTTGGATCTGCTCCTTGATTTGATAAGTATGACATAATTTTTAATTAATTATTTGGAATAATACTATTACCAGCTAAAAGATGTTCACCGAACATGAGAATTGGTAAAAGAGCATCAAGACTTTCAGTCGCTGGAGACATACCATGCACTGCTTGAATACCTGCTACCCCTGCCGTAAGAATGATAAGTGCGATAGTTCGCACACTATGCCAATTGATTTGTGTCATATATGTATGATTAATTATTAATAATTTTTTCTACATCTTCCACATCAGTTTCACTTTCTGTTGTTGCACCTGTTTCATTGTTCACAATGAAACTTTCAGGTTTATACATTGGGTCACGCATTGCTTCATCTGCTGGTTCATCACCAGTGAGATTACAGACAACTTGGATGTCAGGATTACCGATACGTGATTGTATTTCTGCTTTCACTTCATCCATTGTTTTCTTTCCATCAAGAGAAATTGTCTCCCATGATAGTGGACGGAGTGTGCCATCTTGTTCGTTCAATTCTGAACGTACCATGCACACTTTTGTCTGATTCATGTCTTCAAAAAAAGACACTTTATAAATTTGTTCTACTTCTTTCATACTTGTTTACTCGTCTAATTAATAATCTTACGCAGTGTATTGTTTTATAACACTGAGAAAGTCTTGTAAATTGTTGTATCCCCCATTAACGAGATACCGTACCTGTGTCCAATTCTGTGCGTTACATGCGTCTATACAACCTCTCTCTTTGAAGTATAGAGCAAATATCTTAGCAGAAGTGGCAAGGTCAAGAGCTAGTTCTGGGTGACATACAAGGTCTACTCCTATTATACCACCAAAGTGAGTGTAGTTGGCACGCCCTGTGAGTTGGATAAGTCCGCGTCCTTTGTATTTTACTCCATCGCCAGGGATAAGATTCTGTAAATCTACTCGTCCCTGATATTCTTGACCACTAGCGATTTCTTCAACGGGTTTAAACGCTCTACCACACTCAATTCGAACAGTAGCGATTGCACCTGTCATTACATTGTCTGAATACACACCTAGGTCATTCAGTGCCTTAGAGATGGCATCATAACAATCACTTGCACTCTGTTGATTTGGTGTCCCCATGTAAAAGGACATGAATTTGTCTTTAGTCATTATTTTTCTCCTCCTTTTAAGAGTGTCATAATCTCACGAATATCGAGTTGAATTTTAGAAATTGCCTCAGACAGTCTATCTTTGAGGGTGTCAATTTGGATACCTGACGCGACTACTTTCTGCTGTAAGTCACCAATCTTTGCGTCATGGTTTTCCTTTTGTTCTTTTAGTTTGTCAATAAAGTTTTTGTAGTCTTGTTCTCGTAGACGAGCAACTTCTTTCATTTGACTATACGTATATCCACATGCAAAAACAAAAGAGATAATTCCGAAGATTGTCTGCCAGTATGTATTGATAATATCTACAAGACTCATATATTAACTCGTCTGTGTGTCTCCACTGTTATCAGTTGGAGGAACAACAACAGGGAACGTGACGTTTGCATTTAGGTCTGCCAAGAGAGTTTCCTCTGCTGTTTTGTTCGCTGTAGTTATGGCAATAACTTGCGTTGAAGCATTGATACGACTTTGTATCATTTTGACAGTTGTTGTTTCGACCTTTCCACCGACATACTTGATAGCAACAAGACGATTCTCATTCGCTGTGTCTGGTGCGGTATCCAACAATGTATACCCTTGTACTTCCTTGTTATGATATGTGATCATATATTTCCTAGGGACATTCCCTGACTAACTAATAATAGCGACTGAGGTTGCCAAGCCATAGATTATTGTGCGTGATGACTACTGTTGATTATCCAGTAGTTATATGTTCCATCGTCCCAATACTGGAGGGTAATAGAGCATGAATTATCTGAAAATAGAATACCTGTTTCTAACTGTAGAGAATACATTGAACCAGAAAATGGAGAGCCAATAGAATATCCATTTCCGTCTATGGTGATTCTATTTTTTCCGTCTGTTGTTGAGAGCGTTACTGTATAACCATTTTTGATATTCGCACCTTGTGGAAGAATAAAAGTATGACTAGTACTAGGATTCACCATGTTTACATGATTTTCATTTCCGCTGAGGAGGTAGTCACCATCATGTATATTTACTACATCTGATGCGACTGCACTAACGAAACTAATATACGGATTATTATTTATATCTACACCCCATTGTGTGTTTGCAGTAGTTTGGTTATACATCACCATGCTATTGCCACTAATTTCAGAACGGAGATAGTTACCACCTGAATCCCAACCAAAGCGAGCCATCTGATTTCCTTGGTCAATATGTACTCCGTTAGTGTTACTATCTTTAAAGAATAATACTTGATTATTCATGTCTGACTGCAAGAATGTATACCCACCGAGTGAGAGATTCAAAGTATTTGTACTTCCAGGGTCAAATGAAATACCTGCACCGTTTATAGAGTCTTGGAAGTAGTACTGGCGAGCTGCTTGATTTCCATAAAATGAAGTACCATAGTTACCACTGTAGAATTGAAATGAGTAATTATTTGCAGAGAAAGCAGCGTGCATACCACCAGAGCCATATGCGTCATTAACATCTCCAAAGTCAATGTTTCCTCCTCCTGTAGATTTGAAGAAAGCATACTGATAGCCGAGTTGTCCGTAGTTCGTATTACCGTCTATAGTGAGGTAATCTATACTAGCACTTTTTACATTCAAGACACTCGTACTTGGCGTGAGTTCTATTCGTGTACCTGACGTACCTACGAGCAATGCACTGGTACTCGGATTAAAGGTGAAGTTTGCATTACCACCTATAGCATTTGTTCCTGTGAAGTATGAGACTTGGTTTGCGGTTCCAGAGCCACCGATTGCTCCTGTAGGTCCAGTTGCTCCTGTAGGTCCAGTTGCTCCTGTAGGACCAGTTGCTCCTGTAGGACCAGTTGCTCCAGTAGGTCCTGTAGGTCCAGTAGGTCCTGTAGGTCCAGTTGATCCACCTCCTGATGGATTTTGATTTGATAAAAATGACATATATTATTTATGTATTACTTGGT